TCAGTCAACAGCTTATAAGCCCCGACCAACTCGTCGTCGGGATGCGCAATAACGATAATAGGCATATTACTTTACCTGGGGGGTTCTTTACTTGAAATGTAATCCGTTACAAGAGGAACTATCCGATCCCAGTGTGGGTTTTCCGGGCGCGTATGAAAAACGCCAGCACCGGGAACGGACGTGGGACGTAAGACACGACACATAGCCTCGTCAATTCCCATCGTTAGCGGCTGCACCGTCGTCGCCAAGTCTACCAGCGCGGAGGACTCAAACAGGATTCCCAAGATCGGCCCGCGTAACGGCTTCCCCTCTTTGCTGGCGCTGACACCACTGATACCGCTAACCTGTTGCGGTAACTGCTGTCGTTCAACATCATCAGACGGCGCGAAGTCGGGATACACGTTGACAGGAACAGCAGCAGCAACATCGGCCTTCAACAGAGTCTCCAGGCATAGGTAGTCCGCTACGGCGTCGTCCTGAAAGAACCAAACGTACGGCGTGTCTATCTTACCTGCGGCGATTGCGAAGGCGCTGGCATGGACCGCGCCCAGCGTCCCGTTAGCTACACGCGTAAGCGTAACTGGAATTATCTCTGATATGATGTCGAGGGACGCACCTATGTTACTGGCTACCCAAGCGCCCGTGTTCACAATCAAGATTTCGCGCAAGCGGGCGCTCGCGGTCTGCAACGCCACGCTCCAAACGCAGGCGTTGAGACGCACAGGGTCATTGCACGTAAGAATAATAGCGGTAACGTCCATCAGTCTATCTCGTAGTCGTAGGTGTCGGACAAATGTTCTCTGTAGCGTTCAGACCAATAATCATCTCCAATGCCCTTCTTGCGCAAAGAGAACGGCAACGGGCGCCCGATTGCCTGCGCGGTATGCCACGCGACTTGGCACTTAGCGCAACGCCCACACCAACAATCAATCTCGCGGCGGTCCTTTGTCTTGATGCAAGAAATAATACGCGAGTACCAGTCGGGGCGCAGCCGCGCCAGCGCCACGGCTATCTCGTCCTTAGTCATGCCGAGCAACGGCATGATGACAGTCTGCCCGCTGTACTCAAACCAACGAGCGCAAAACTCCGCATTCGCTTCCGGGAGGTCGCCTAGTCCAAAGCGCCACTCATTCCCCATAATAACCGTGCTGTAGCCAAGCCCGGCCAACAAAGCCGGGACTCCACCTTCCATATAACTCTCCATCCAATAGTCGAACACTTCATACTCCAACACACCGTCGAAGTTGGGAAGATAATCAAGAGAAATACGATGGACGTGCGGAAAGGCGGCAGCGAGATAGGTGGACTCCAAGCCACCTGAGAACGGAAGCACTACTTCTCCCGTGTAGCGGTACTCGTGTAGCTTTTCCTTGGAGCTAACTTCGAGGGTGCGGCTTACGCCCTGTGCCTCCCCGTATGCCGAAAGCATCCAAGACCAAAAGCGCAAGCGATCTTGAGACATCGAAGGAACAACGACCTCGGGACATTCCTCGTCAAACAGCATTGCCCGCGCGGAGAGGTCCTGTCGCGCCCTGGCAGATATATTGGACATGACAACCTCCCTAACGTATACCGATTAACTTGTGTGTTTGAAGGGATAGACGCCAACGGGGATTGGCATAACAAAGGTCGATGACTTCTTTGACGTGTTTGGGGAAGTCTGCGTCGTCGCACGGCTGCAAGAAGAGATGGTCGAAGTCCATACCCTCCCACTTCTTGAGCGATCCGCCAATGTAGGGGTAGATCAACTTCAGTTCGTCTCCGTACGTCTGACGCAGCTCGAATCCCTTCTCTTGCGGTTTAGGGCTGACCGTTATCCAGTCGAATCCCATCCCGGAAAGCGGCACAGTTCCATTAGTCTCTATCGCACACTGGAACCCACACGACTTTAACCTGCGCAACAAAGTCAAGTCCACTTGCAACGCAGGCTCGCCGCCGGTGAACACGATATTATTCACAGGCTTGTACTTAACACACAAGTCTACCAACTGATCCGCATCGGCGCTGAACTTGCCGGAATAGTCGGTGTCACACCAAGCACACTTCAAGTTGCATCGCGCAAAGCGCACCATAATAACAGGGGTTCCGGCGTGTGCGCCTTCGCCCTGTATGGTTTGATATACCTCGTTCAGCTTGTACTCAGACTCGCTCATACGATTCTCCGATTAAACGTCGTTTAATCTGAGGGGGAGTGACCCTTTACCTACGCCTCTTCTTTCTTTTCAGACTTTCGTCTATCTGTTCCTTCGTCGGGTGAAGCGGCCTGTCGTTTGCGTTTACGACGCCAGCGGGCCGCTTCAGCACGCGCTGCCCGTTCGATGTGTCCACCTCCAGTGCGTCGGAATCTTCTGTTAGGAGTTTCGACGGTTCTTGCGGCTTCTTTCGTGAGGTCATCTAACGTTCCCCGGTTAATGGCGTGATCCCGGATGTATCGCTTCATCTTAGTCGGGAACCACCAAGCAGGCTTTGAGTACACGGGATACACCCGAGTCTCGCCGTCCTGATTCAACACGTCCACTTTAATTTTCAGATCGCGTAGATGTCGGACGTACAACACACCTACGAACGGAATCCCAGAAGCCTGCCCATCGACCATACGCCGCGCAATGACTTTGCCCAGCGCCGTCAGCATGTGCCATGCTTCTTGAAAGGTGCTTGAAGCCTCAACGGCTAAATCTTCAGCGAGAGGTATAGACAGCGTAGCAGCCTTGTTGCTGCCCCATAACCGGAAGGGGCCGCTGCGTGTGTGAGGAAGCGTAGACGTACTACCTTTTCGCCTCCCCGGCCTTCTCCCGGCTTCCAGGTGCTTCTCCACCTTCTCCCTCGATGAGAGCCTGGATTTCTTCGTCTTCATCGAACTGGTCCCTCAATGCCTTATCGCGGGGATACGCCGCGAGTTTTTCTCTACCGCTCCTACCACTACTAGTGAGCGGAGCGAATAGTCTCCGAGCCTGTGAAATTGCTTCCATCAGACTAGGGTTAGACACAACTACCTGGGCGAGCCGTTCACGCTCGCTCTTAGACAAGTCACCATTAGCACGCAATATACGCTCGGCGTGCTTCAACTGATCGTCATAACCTTCCTCGGGGGCAACGCCCGGAGCCGCGCCACCTTCCGGCGCTCCCTCTCCTCCCTCTGGCGCCGGGGGCGGCGGGCGCTTAGTCACGCGGTTGATCGTGCTCTCGTCCAGTCGCGCGTACTCCCGCAAGATATAACGCACCCACTCGTACTCGTCGTACGATTCCTTGCCCTCGCCAAGCCCTTGAACAGCCGCCGCAACCTCCGCGCGGATACGCAACAACTCCAAGCGTTCCAGTTCCGCAAGGTACGACGGCGGCTCCATGTGGACGTCAAACTCTTGGCCGGGAATCTCGAAGTCGTAAGCATTCCCTAAGTCCTGCGCACCAAGCAACGAATAGTGAATCTCCAGCAAGCGCACGACACCCATGATGTAACCATGCTGCAGGCGTCCGACCGTACGCGCAAAACGCACGGACTGATTCGACAGCGTTTGCTTTTGGTTCATCGGCTCGCGGGCTTCCAGGAAGCCGAAGTAACCGCGAGGGACGCGCAGGGCCGCGAGTAGCTTTCCGCCGAAGTATTCAACGTCCTCGATGTCGTTGACGTTGGGGGACCCCGCCAGCTTCTCAATGCTCGTCTCCGAACCCTTGCGCTTCGCCATAAACACATCGTCCATCGGCGACAGCGTTTGGTGCTGCTGGTCGTAGTTGGGACTGGACGGGTCCACATACTCCCACTTCTTGACGCGTCGCTTCCACTTTTGAAGGGTCGCGTGCGCCTGGGCAAAGTCCATCGAGCCTACGTCCACCAAGAACAAGTTACGGTCAGGAGCACGGGCCAGCCGATAGAGCAGCGCGGCGTCCTCAGCCAGTACCTTTTGACGCCACGCACGCCGGGCGCCGTATAACAACGACGTACCGTACGGGTGCCTGCGGAAACGCCCCATAATGCGAAAGTGTACATAATCCCACGGCCAGGATAAGCGCGATTTACCTTTGCCGCCGTCCTTCCCCCGGAACGTCTTTCCGTCCTGAGAGAACCCGGCCAGTCGCGCCGTGCGATTGTCGTAACGCTGGACCTTGCGCGGATCGATCCAATGGATAGCCTGTATGCCTGCACCTGACGAGTAGACGATACGCTCGAAGTCGTCGCCCATCTTCGCCAGTTCCCGGAGCATCGGGAACACCTTCTCCTGCATGTCGAGCGTATGGAGCATGTCGTCGCCAGCCTCGACCATGCGTCGCGACTTCGACGTTACCCAGATACGCTTGTTCGTGTCGGGATTGGGGCGTGAGGCGTCTTCCGCCACCAAGTCCAACAGCGAGAAAGCGAGGGTAGTCTCGTCCATCAGATCAAAGAAGTCATACAGCTTCTCGCGACGCTCCTGGTAAGCGAATGACTTTTGAAGCATCTGCCATTGATGACTCCCGCCATACAACGCCAGGATCGGATCGAACTCGTCCTCGGTGTTTGCAGGCTCCGTATCCAGCCCGAAATGCCGGTACAAGTTAATACGCCAGCCCGTAAACGGTATCGGGATTCCATTCTTGAACAATCCCATAGCAAACCTTTATCAATTGCGAGGCGGTCGCCTCAATTCCTTTAGTAGCTCTTCCCGGTTCAACACGTTATGCAGAGGGCCGTCGCTCTCTCGAACGTTGAGCAGCGGCCTTGTAGAACCGCTGACAAGCGCGAGTGTATCGTAGTGGAGGGCTGTAGGATCGGTAGAGCAACTATGAACCGATCCCGCAACTCCGTCCGCGACGTCCTTACTCCCTCCGTCCGGGTGATCTACTTTACCCGTTTCGGGATCGCGTTCCAAGTCGCACACTTCATCGATGAACGGAGCGTACTGATAGTAGTTGATACGACGCTCCGTTATCGCCCCGCGCAAGTATCCGTACGCCTCGTCGTTGCGGTCAACAGACAACAACTTAGAGTCGAACCCGGCCTTGCGCATGATCTGCATCGTATCCATCGACTGCCAGCCGTCGCACGTTACCTTCGTAATCGGCAACCCCATGTCTCGCAGCGATATGATAAACGATCTGATTCGGGACAAGTCAATTTCGCCACCCCCGGCAGGCGGCAATATCTGAAGCATTAAATCGACTACGATCTCCGGTTCCTGAGAATCATAGAAGGTGGCGTCGCGGCGTTGACGCCGTAGCGTACGCAGCCCGGCAACGTGTGAGATTCCCAGCCCCGCACAGTCACCATTCTTTGCAAGGTCCAAGTGAGCGAATCGCGGCGCCCCTGGATTAAGGATCGGGGTGTAGCGCGAGTGCTCGACACGGAACATTACATACGTGTTAAAGAACTCGTTGAGGTCGAAGTCCATCCGGTCGTCTAACACGATGGACGTACGCGTGAAGGGGTGCTCCCTCTTTTTATCTACGCACTCCAGAACTGTATTCCGGTCCCGGATGTAAGGCATAACGCCATACGTGGCGATGCCCGCGATGTCACGCAACGAGCGATCAACGTCTCGCTCGAAATCAACCTTGAACTCGCCAGGGACGCTTATGACCTCCGCGCCCTTACGAGGAACATCGTCGCTTTCCAGGATACGCGGCGGATTGATAACGTCTCCGATCTCGACGTTGAAGCGGGGTAGCGTGTACAGCTTGGGGCTTTTGACATGCCACAGCGGATAGTCCGACACGTAGACGTGACCGTTCGCTATTTCCTCGCGGCACGCCTTCAAGTGCTGCTCCAGGAAGTCCGTCTGCGACCGCTTCGAGGACACTAAGAACATCATCCCTGGCACTTGACCTCCGGGGCGCATGAACCTGGACTTGAGACGCGTCTTAGCCGCGTTGTAAATCTGATAGGCTTGACCTATCTCTTTCGACGTGTTGGCGTTCTTAGCGCCTTGCTGCATGAAGTTCACCTCGTCCAAGAACAGCGTTAGGATGTCTTGGCCTAAAGCGTGGAACTCCCGCGAGCCAGGTATGACTTGCATCTGGCACTTGCTGAACACCACGCGCGTTATGATACGCGGCGTGAACGGGAACTTCTCTTGGAACCACGGCGTAGCCTCCAGGAACGTTCTCAGCTTGTGATACCCTACGTCATAGGCTTGTGCTTTCGTGACTGAATAGACTCCGTAGACGATTAGAGAGTCGTCCAGGAGTCCGTAGTACCTTTGAGGGTTCTTCAAACAAGCGTTGCGATAGATAACGTATTCCTTGGCGAGCATAGCCACAGTAGTCTTACCTGTGCCAATAGCGCCAGTGAATATCCATTCGTAGACTTGAGAGCCGGGCGCGAATACCTTGCGCAAGTCTTCGCGCCACTTAGGATAAATGCCGTCCGTGAAGTTGCCGCAATAGTACGGGTCCTCGATGAACGTATCGATGTCCACCGGCTTCTCGTCGTAGTCCAGGCTCCATAACTCACTGAGCGTAGGACTCTCCATGTCCTCACTGGTAAACAACTCAGTGAGGATTCTACGGGCTACCGCTTGATCGTCCTCGGACAACTCCAGCAAGGTACTCTCGATCTCATTCAGCGTGGCCGCGATCCTTCTTCTTTCTTCGCGGTCGTCGGTGTTTCTTAACAGTCGCTCGACTGGATCGGGATGTTTGCTTCTTGCTTTCTTTTTTGTGCGGTAGCCTCGGCGTCGCTTTGACGGTCGCGTCGGCATCTATCACGTCCTCTTCCTTGAATCCACCATCCTTAGTGGCGTGTTGCAGCAACCCCAGTAGCTTTCCTACGGAGCCGCGCAACTTCTCTCTGACTACAACGGCTGTCGGGTTGTTGTCGCTAGACTCCAAGCCGATAGCGAGATTGAATTGCTTGATGTCGATTGTAGGGGGCGCGGCGTCCGCTGAGAAGTTACCAGACACCTTGCATCTGTTGAGAATATCAATTGCGGCGTATACCTGGGCGCTTGTCGGGGCAGCTTCTTCTACTTCCCCGACTCTGTTCACCTTGTCGCCCTGTAACGCACGGGCCAAGACTGTCAACGAAGGCCACGCCAGCTTATTCAACTCTTGTTGAAGGTAAAAGGCGGCGCGTTCTTGTATTGAACGCCGGTCCTCAAACGCGGACATTTGCCGCTGGACTTCTCGCGCGACCAGCGTCCGACCGAGAAAGCGATCAAACTCTCCCTTCTTCATCTTCAGTTCCGCACGCGCACCCTCCGCGCCCAGAACGGCGATCAAGCGGCATTGTTCTCTATCTTTATCAGTTAGGGCCATATTAAACGACGTTTAATCGAGACTACCTGGGTAAAAACACGTCGTCGATCAACGCGGCGACCGACGGCTTATCACGCACCACTAGCTTTAGCATCTGAACTACGAAAGAACGTGACAGCGTTGTTATCTCCGAAGATACGCCAATGCCGATCTTGCGGTATCGAATGTAGTCGGTTATCTGCAACATCCGAAAAGCAACATAGGGCATCATTATCCAATCAGGCGTATTGTTGCGGTGAAAGACCAAAAGGGGGAGCCGTTCTTTAGCCAACGCTGCCACGACGCATTGCTTCCACCACTTGAACACAATCCAGTCGTCAGAGCGTTTGAAGAACGGGTCCCAGTTCCAACCTTCCTGATGCTTCAACTCCAGAGCGAAGGGAAAACTCTCAGGAGTAACGAGGTCGCCCGACTGCGACTTGACGGCTACGTTATCATCCTGGCGTTTACGGCGGGTCGCCCAACCGCCAGAACCCGACGTGCGAAAGAACGGAAGATCGTCCGCGCGGCACCGTAGACAATCATCGTTGCCCGTCCACCAAGCGGAGAGCACCCGGCACAGCTTTAGCTCGAATCTTTGCCCCTTAGCCCGCGAATTGACGCCCATACCTTACTCCACAATGTACTGAGAACATCGGTCCTCTTTGTTTACTAATATACTATGCGCTGACGCGGATTTCAACCCCTCTTCATGCGTCACTAAAAACACCGTCTGTCCACGAAATACGTCGTTTAATAATGCGACTACGGATTCCGTACCGTCCGCATCCAGACCGTCGAATATTTCATCGAGGAATACCTGTGCGAACGTACCAGCAGAGCGCACGGACATTAAGTCTCTGATAGCCAAGAGTACGCACAGATCAACGCGAGTCCTCTCGCCCTTACTCGATCCAGCGTATAGGTCCGCGCCATTGGGATTGACAACTTCCACAGCAAAAACAGTTCCCTCACCCTTCTCCTGCGCCGGATTGAAGCGTATCCGCGCACCGGGCATGAGATGGGATACATAACGCTTCACGGCCCTATTGAGGTCGGGAGCTACAGCGTCGAGAAGCAGCGCAGGTATCCCCTGCTTGGAGAATGCCTTTACCCAGTAGTGAACAGCAATAACTTCGGCGGCGGCTTCCTCCAAGTCGTCGAGCAGATCGGGCAACCGCGCCTTGCGGTCGTCTACTTCCGCCTGTCTGTCCTCTATCATGTCCACGTAAGGGTCCACAGGCGGCGGGAGCGCCTGTATAGTCTGCAACGCGGTTATATACGTGCGGTAGAACGCGTCGCATATCTGCTGTGCTTTCCGAATAACAGCTTTATCCGGCGCCACGGGTTCGTCTCGTGATTCCAGCTTCGCACGCATTTTAGCCGCCTTATCCCGCAACGTATTGAGGGTATGGCGGGCCTTCTGCACGTTGGTTTCATGCTGCGTGATATTGTACTTCAAAGGCTTATCGTCAACGGCCAGGGACGAAGGCCAAGGTTGTCCGCACGTAGGGCATGTCTCCGGGTGCTTCCCTTCTTCGTACTTACGCAATTCCTCACGGGCGATTGTCAGTTGATCCTCGGTAGCGCGGACTATGCCTCGTTGCTCACTAACAGCTTCGTCGGCGGCGGCGAGGTCCTGGGCTTGTGAGCCTACCCATTTCTCGTACTCCGCATAACGTTCGGCGTATTCTGCTTCTTCAGCAACGTGGGCTTCACGCACGCGGCACAATTGGTCCCTAGCGACCCCCCAGTCGTCAACGGAAGATGCTAGTGCGTGCCTCAGTTGACGTAACCTCCCGCGCCAAACTCCAAGGTGCTGCGCCGACTTCTCCCGGAGAGATTCTATCTCCGATGTTGCGCTCTCTATCACCTCCTCCGCTTCCTGTACCGCCGTCCGCAGCTTGTGCTCTTCGTCAGACAGACGAGACACTTCCTTCGCGGCTATCTCCCGCGCCTTCAAGAAGTACCCGACGCCAATCAGTTCTTCCAATACCTCTTTACGCTGGGCGTCGCCTAGCTGGCAAAACGACGCGATGCCTTCCCCGCCAAACACTACCGAGTTAGTGAATAGCGTATGATCCATACCCAGCAGACTATTTATAGCCTCTTGCTTGCCCGTAGCCGTGCCACCCTTGAGGCCGGTAACGTCCAGCGTCGCACCGCCCGTACGCGTACGCGCCCGCGTGATCGTGTACGCTCGCGAGTCGTCGCGTAGGTCCTCGATACAAACGCTTACGCTACACTCACCGCGCTTGGCAAAACGATTCATAATCTTAGCCACGGGAATCCGCCGAAGCATCTTCCCGTAAAGACACCACGACAAGGCGTCGAGAATGATGGTCTTCCCGGCGCCGTTCTTGCCGTGGATAACGACTAATCCCGTTAGCTTGTCCAACGCCAAGACAACGTTCTCCACCCCCAAGAAGTTCTGTATGCGAATAGACGATATAGAAAACATCACATGACCTTCCGCAACAACCTCAAGCCGTGCTGCACAGCGCGTTTCCGGCTAACACCTGACGGCGGGGCGAACTGTTTAACGTAGCGCCGAATCATGTCGTCAGCGGATAACCCCGACAGCTTGATTCGCTCGGCAACTTCATCTTCCTTGTCAGCCACTTCCACTACCGCACGCGGATTGCGGTCGCGGACTTTCTTAGCGGCTTCCGGCGACTCTACTACCGCGTGTACGTAGTCGTCCTCCGTAAACTTCTCGCTCCCAGTAGTCACCCGTACAAAACGCGGGGAGACGTCGTTGGGGACGCTAGTAAACTTGCGGAGGTTGTCAGTATCAACGACGATATAACGCTTGTCCTCGCCAGCCTCTCCGAAATTGATCTGCAACAGGGAGCCTACATAGTCCACGCCGGGAACTACCTGTTGCGGCTTGTGGTAATGCGCCAAGTAAACGGGAGTCCGACAGTCTATAAACGGCTGCAGCGCCTCAAGGGGTATCGTCCCTGGAATCTCGATGTTTGAAGGACCTACCTTTCCGCCGACAACGCCAAGATGCCCCACCGCAAAAGCTACGGGCTGCGCCTTCGTGGCGAGTTCGACTACGCGGGCGACTACCTCCGGATCTTCCGTGTAGGGGATAAAACACACGCTCGCGTTACCAACGTCCGCGATACAAGGTCCTCGAATAACTCGGCAGTTGCTCGCAAACATCTCCAGACTGGTCGCGCCGTCGCCAGTAGGTGACATATCGTGATTGCCCACTAACAAGTAGGTATCGAACAGCATGGCGATTGAATTAATCACCGACGCAATTTCCGCGACGACGGGAATTGTCAAGGCTCTCCGATCATGGAACAGATCGCCCGCAATGATTATGTGCTCGACCTTGCGCTTGGTGGCGTCCTCCACAAGCCAGTCGAGGGCGTCCAGCGTACACTTCAAACGTGAATTGATAGTACGCCCTTTATAGTCCTGCACCAAACGCGAGTAAGGACCGCCGAACGTATGCGCGTGTATGTCGCCTGTGATTGCAATCTTAGTCATGGCGCGGCACCAGGGGGACGGCCTTTCCGCACTTGTCACAGATAGCCGTGCGAGTGACAGGCTTTACCGCCGCCACAGACGGCGTGCGGAAATACAACTTGCCAGTACAACCCTCCTGCTGACAATCCAGGCCGGTCGGCTCGCCTTGAGGCTTGGGGACGAGCGCGGACTGAGGAGGTTTCTCCAGCGCATAGTACGGCTTCTGAGATACCGGCGTTTGATCGGGAGTGACAGAGGGCGCCGGTTCGCTAGGGCCAGCTTCTAGCTGGCGCTGTATAGCCGCGTCGTCGGGCGGCGGTACGTAGAAGTAGGCGCGGAAGTAGGAACGCTGCGCGACCCACTTCCGCGCCAGCTTTTCACTGGACACTACTCCCGCAACCTCATCGGGGCGCGAGAACGTAGTACCGGCGTTGTCCTCCATAAGTACATAACGCTTCTTAGCCATTGAACACTCCTACGGCATAGCGCCGGGCGTCCACTCGCAAGGAAACCAAAGATCGGCATCGACTCCGATACCGCACTCAGGACAAGTCCAAAGAATGCCCACTAACACTCTGCGGCCACGTCGATTGGTACGTGTCGCCCGGTATTCGCCAATCGCGTCTTCCTCGACCTCCGCCTTGCATTTAGGGCATAAATAACGCATTAAACGACGTTTACTCCATGCGCCACTCGGCGGTAGCGCCCCTAAAATTCCCCACGATGAAACGGAGGTCAGCGCCGACTTGACGCATCTTGAATCGTCGCGTCACCGCACGCAAGCCGTCGAAGTCGATACGCCCGCGCACAATGTCGCGCTCCTGGTTGAGAGAGCGAGCTACTAGCTTAGGTGTTAAGCGTAGGTCCATACAGAGCATATTAGCCAGCACTCGCGCCCGTTCATCATACAGCCGTTCCAGTATCTTACCCTTGCGCTCCATCGACGCAATATAGTCGATGAACTGCCAAGGCTTAACGAAGTTACCTCGCGATTCGATAGCCGCGTCGATAACGTCCTGCGCCTTTTTCTCTCCGATGCCGTGAACGCCGGGAATCTTATCGCCCTTGTCTCCTACCATCGCCCGGCGTGGCAAGTAGTACCAATCGGGCTTGGTGATTAGTTCATCTGGATTCTTGAATACGCCGGGGCGAAAGAGACGTACGCGACCGTTGACAAGCTGGATCATGTCCTTGTCAGTAGTCACAATCACTACGTCGTCGTCCTCGACCAAGTAACGCGCAATCCACGCTATAACGTCGTCGCCCTCCCACCCCGGCACGCGTATCGTGTTGATTCCAAGCATGGGGAGTATTTCTTCGACCAAGGGTAGCTGCGCCCTGTATTCCTTCAGGAACTGCGCACGCTTTTCATCTTCTTCGGTCGGGGCGAGTCCTAAGCCAAACTCCATAGCGTGAGCGGCACCTGTCTTCTTGCTGGCTTCCTTCACGTAAGCCTTGAGCAAAGAGACGTGGCGACCTTGTGTTAGGCACTCTCGCGGAGTGCAACGGCGCGGGGCTAACAGGTCGTCCAGGCTATACTCGGTGTAGTACGATCCTGGCCGGTCTATCTTGTACGTCGGCACTAGCTCTCGACGGAAGTCGGGACGCCCCTCATCGAAAACTACAAAGATGCCGGTAAAGCCACGCCCGCGTATAAACGCGTTTAGGGATATAATCGAGCCGTGCAACGCACCTGTGTAAGTTCCATCAGGGGCTTGTAAGCCAAGATGGGTATGAGTTTGTCGCCCGACAAGATTATTCCCGTCAACAACGAGTACCGGCAACTACCGCTTACGGGGCTTACGACGTTTGCCCTTCCCGTTGGGCTTCGGCTTTGGGGAAGCGGCCTTCGCGGCGTCGCTTACCGCAACGTCTGCGGAAGTCTCAGCAGGCGGCTCTTCCTTGTCGCCGGAAGGACCTTCCTCGCCTTCCGGCTCTCCGAGCGGGGCATCGGCGTCGGGGCCTACCGAATCCTGCTTCGCGATGGTCGCCGGATCGACGTAATCCGGGTCGGACTCGACAGGTTCCTCGGGCTTCACGTCGTACTCACCGCTGTACTTGCCCACGCAAGGCGGATCGTCGTCCGCTACTACACCGCCGACAATATTGTAGCCCGCATCACCTAGCGCCTTGAATATTTTATTCCAGCGTTGCTTCTCACGCGCCAAGCCAACCTCGATTTCGGGAGTCTTTTCCGGGCCTTCCGTTTGGCCGACCTTGATGATAACCCCGAACATCGTCGCCACCATGTTATCGCCAAGCTGCATGAACGAATACATCTTGACGGCGTGTAGGTGATGATATTCCTTTTCCTTCACGGGCTGCACGCGGTTGGTCATGTACGTACAGACCGGCGTCATACTTCCTTCCCCTACAGTGGAAAGGAACTCGGTCATGTCGATAAAAGATATAAACATGTTACACACTCCGAAGAGAGAGAGGACAAGAAAATGACGGGCCGCGCGACTGAGCGCCGAAGGATTCACCAGCCGCGCGGCCTCACCGGATTAAACGTCGTTTAATAAGACGGAGGTTATTCCTCTTCTTCCTCGCCTTCCTCTTCTTCCTCGCCTTCCTCTTCTTCCTCGCTGGACATCTCCGCGACCTGTTCTACCAAGCCCCCGAAGGCTTCCAAGAAGGAATTGTCGTCCAGGTCGTCGGGATGCTCGCACTCCCCGATGGACCACAGGCCGAAAGCGACGCCGTGCTTGAGACGCAACGCCATTTCTTCCTTGCCTTCTTCCTCGTAGTCCACAACGTCGCTGGTCATCAACAGCAACATCCGACGCACGTCCTTCATACCGCGCCGTAGCGCGATCTTGTCGCCGCTGGACCCCGGCGTCGGGCGCTTGGACTTGCCCTTACCGGCCTTGACGCCCTGCGCCTCGGCGAAGTCGTTCGCCAGTTCCTTGACCTCGCGCTCCGTGGCGCGGTCGCCGAGATCGGGCAGGACCGCCTTCTGGACTTTCGTGTCCAACTTCGTGACGGCAATCGCAGCTTGTTTGCTCAGGGTGCCTTCCGCAAGCCGCCGCTTGACTTCCCTCGGAGCATCGAGCAACGGAACGGACTTGCGGACCTTCATCGCGGAGCAACCACAAGCCGAAGCAACTTCCGCGAAGGACATTTCGTTCTTCTTGTCGCCGTCGCCGGTAAGCATACGGTTGAACGCCGCCGCTTCGTCGAGCGGCGGCAGGGCGTAACGAGCGTCGGTACTGTTCTCCGACATCGCCAAGCCCAATGCGTCCAGGTCGTTGTCCATATCCAAGCGGACAACAACGGGGACAGCCTTGAGGCCAGCCGCTATCGCGGACGCCTTACGGCGATACCCGCATAGGACTTCGTACTCACCGTCAACCGAGTTGCCCCTCTTGTCCTTCTTGGGACGCACAACCGGCGGCTGCAGAAGGCCCTTCTTCTTGATGCTCGCCGTCAGTTGAGAGATGTCGCCCAGGTCGGACCTGGGATTGAACTTCTTGATTTCGTGCAGGTTGTCGAGCGGCACTTCAGCGGCGATACCGATGTTCTTGCCCTTCTTGCCCGTACCGAACACGACGGCGGAGGGATCAGCCGCCTTCGTCTTTTCCTTCGTCGCGGTTGCGTTGCCCTGAGACTTGGCTTTCGCCTTCTTGGCTTTCTTCTTAGCCATAACTGGATTCTCCTATACGCTGTACCGTGGGGGTGCCTCAATAGAGACTGAACTGAGAAATAGTAAAGTAACGTTAATTGCTGTCAAGTGCAAGATTGTTTTTGATTATTCCTCCTCTCCATCATCATCGTCGATAGGGTCGCCAGTGGTGGAGACCAAAGCGTCGATCTCGTCCTTGTAGGATTCGTAAAAGTCTCCGAAGTCTTTCCGTAAGAACCTCTCTTTCGAGAGCGCGGGGATAGTGCGATATGCCCCACCCGCAGGCTTAATAATTTTCTCTTTCTTCAGGAAGTGAAAAAGACTAGCGGCGGGGTCGAAGCCTTTATCGAAGCCTAATATCAACTCGCAAGTCTGGTGCGGGGGCGCCATGCGATTCTTTATGGCTTCAATCGTCACTTTGTAACCGCTAACGGAGCCTTTGGCTGGGCCTTTCTCTTTGGACTTGTACATCTTCAGGGTGACAGATACAAGATGATCCAGAGCGTTACCGCCTGGACGACTCCCCTTATCCCCAAACATAACCCCGATCTTCTCGCGGTACTGATTGAGGAAAAGGATCGTGCAATTCGCCTGCTTCGCACGGAGGGGCAGCCAGGGCTGGACCCGCGATAGCATACGCGCGAGGGGCGAGTACGATTGGTCACTAGCCGACTTGTCAGCTTCGTCCTTCGGCATACACCCCGCAACCGAATCCCATATCACAAGCAGCTTGCAAGTAGGATCATCGGAGATCAGTTCTCGCCGGTCGGGGAATACCTCAAACTTGAGTTTATCAAACGCTTCATCGGCGCTCTCTACGGCGACGTGAAGGTAACGCCGGGGATCGAACCCCTCGTATCCCGTGATATGCTCTTCCTTCGTAGCCAACTCGAAGTCGAAATGCAAAACGTCTCCGTTGGCGGCTTGCCACGCAGGTATTATCGCCTCAGCAAGCGCAGACTTGCCCGCTGAGAACTTCCCCCATAGCTCGATACCCTTACCGACTGGGATTCCCTTGCCGCCAGATATAACGCGGTCCAGGGCGGGGTATCCACTCTTAACCCAGTCAGTGACTTGCGAGACAAGAGGCCCCTGACCGATTATCGATGCGGTCATTCCCTCGGCGTCCATAAAGTGTTCGCGCAAACGCATCATAGAATCCGGCAAGGTCTTCTGCCGTTGCCGGTGCGTAGACATCTTGGCCTTCTTTTTCTTCTTCTTAGCCACGACGTTTGCCTTTCTTCTTGGGGCTTACCAAGTGCTTGACCACATCCTCTACGTCCTCTGCGCTCTCGCATTCCTCGACGCGTTCGATAAGATCAGTCTCCATCGCCAGGGCGTGACCGTAGAGCACGCGCAGGGCGCGCTTGGCTTCCTCCAAAGGCACTTGCGTCGGGTCGAAAGTCACGGTAGCCGACGCTTTCACGTACGCCCCGCTGAATAAAGAAAGCGTGGGGCCAACCGAAAGCGTAACACTTTTCATCTTCTCAATAACCATAACGCACCTGTCGTTTATTGTAGGGGGACTCTCCCGGCCCCGAAGGGCCGGGATGGTCTGAGACTACCGCGTGCGTCGGCTTAACGCTTTTTCTTCTTGGCTTTCTTCTTACCGGCCTTCCCGGCCTTCCCGGCCTTCTTCTTCGCGCTGCGGAGGGACTTGCGTACTTCCTCGGCGCTTTCCTCGGGTTCTTCTTCCTCTTCTTCCTCTTCTTCCTCTTCTTCCTCGCCTTCCTCCGGTTCCTCACCGGCTTCGTCGTCTTCCTCCAACAATGCGCGGAGGTCGTCGGCGCTCGCGGACTTCTTGAACTTCAGACCGCGCTCTTTGGCTTCTTCCTTGAGTTCCTTCTTGGACCATTCCGAGTAGTCGGCTTCTTCTTCCTCCTCTTCTTCTTCTTCCTCTTCTTCTTCCTCTTCTTCTTCCTCCTCTTCTTCTTCTTCTTCCTCGGGTTCTTCTTCCTCCTCTTCCTCCTCTTCCTCACCGGCTTCGTCGTCTTCCTCCAACAACTCGATGAAGTCCTTCTTCTTCTTCAGGCCGTCGATGTCGAGGTCGCGTTCCTTGGCCTCCTCTTTCAATTCTTTCAACGACCACTCCGAGTAAGGAACTTCTTCTTCCTCTTCTTCTTCCTCGGGTTCTTCCTCCTCGCCTTCTTCCTCGGCGTCGTATTCCTCCAACGCCTCAATGATGTCACGCTTTTTCAAGTCCTCGGTGTCGATGTCTCGTTCCTCAGCCAGCTTTTTAAGCTGCTTCAGGGTCATTTCGTTGTAGTCCATTTCTGCTTCGTCCTCGGATGCGGTGTCCAGTTCGATACCAGAGTTTTCTAAGAGCACCTGGACTTGCGCCCCTAGTTCCTCGTCGTATTTGATGTACTTAGCGAGGTCCAATTTCCTCGCGTCCTTGATAAGTCTTTTTACCTCCTGGGGGTCGTCGTGTAAGGGGGTAGATTCCTTCAGCACGCGCGTCTTGTATTCCTTGTTGAAGCCGCTTCCCTCGGCCTTGACCCGGAAGTCCGTCCCTTCCTCCGCGTCGTCCAGGATTTCCTCGTCGGTATCCATCGCCTCAAACAAAGTCTCCCATACTGTACGCGGCACCTGAGCGACTTTGACTATCGGAGGATCGTCCGAACGATCAATGACTTTGACCCAGAAACGCACCGTGACGCGCAAAGCGTCCATCAGGTCCTGCGCTTCCTTGTCCTCGGACTCCGCGAGTTGCCGCACCGCTTCACAAGCCGGACACACTTGGCCGGAATCGGGATGGGTCATCTCCGGGCAGATAAAAGAGCGGCCCTGCCCGCCAACCTGAATAAAGTGTGTACCTACAATCATCTCGATTGACGGATCGTCATCCGGGACAGGGAGTAACCTAAGAATAACCTTCTTGCCGTCCGTGAAGTGAGACGAACGGATAAAGATGCGCTTACCAGCCAGCCGCTTCTTTGACTGGGCCAACACGGCCTTCCGCTTCGCGGACATTTTCTTTTTCGGCATAATAGTCTCCGATACAGATTAAACGACGTTTAATACCAGGACCGTTACTTTTTCAACGTCCTAACAGGTCGGCCCCCTTGCCTGTCATCACGCATGTTTGCACCAATGGAGTTCAACAGGGCGCGTCGCGCCAACCACGCTTCGCGGATATGCTCTAATAGACGGACCTCAGCTTCAGCTTCATCCAACGACTCTTGAATGGCGATCATCTTATCGTGCAACTGCACTTCCGAATGCAAATCGTCGAGCGAATAGTTATCGCCCTTGACCTTACGATTCCTTTCATACAGTTCTCGGTATGAACGGAAGTAGGTTGCCTTAGTTATCGCGTGTTGTGACCTTATGCTGTCCCGGCGAGTTCGGGCGTCTTCCAAGGCGGCTGCCCACCAAAGGAATCTTCCCGGATGTTCAATCATAGTACGATTTATATCCTTTCCTGTCAAGGATATTTCTTCGTAAGGATTCACCTTGTACTTATTACCTGCGACGTGGACGACTATTGGCCCCAGGTCTTTTAAGGCTTCCAGGGAGTCAACGACTTTCAGTTTACGCGTCTTTCTCTTAGGCGACATTCAATACCTCCATGTCCCGCTTGTTGCACGCGGCCCGCGACTTGCGCAACAAGTCACGCAACGTTTTGTCTCCGATGTCCTTCCCTACCTTCTGCATGTCGCGCCAGTTTACGCCGATCTGAACGTCTGCCTTGCACGGCACGCGCTCCAACACCGACAAGTCCAAACCGTCTCCCCATATCTCTGGGATATGCTCGATCATGTTCGGCATAACGTCTTGGAGCAACTTGATAGCGTCCCGCAAAACCTCCCGCCTCACGTCGAATACGATACTGTCATGCACCGTCAGTATCGGGAACGCCTTACCCGACAGATGCTTGGAGTCGTCCATCAGTTCCGACATGCGAGTCAACGCGGTTAAGGTCATATCGCTTGCGGAGGATTGGATTATGTGATTGACCGCTTGCCTACGCGCACGCGCCTGCGTGTCCTCATTCTCACTGTATATCTCGGGCAACCGCCGACGCCGCAGGAATAACGACTCGATAAAGCCCTGCTCTTCGGTGAGATCGATCATATCGTAGATCCACCGCTTAACAAGCGGATACGCGTCATAGAAGGTATCGATGTATCCACGCGCTTCATCGTCGCTAATGTGAATCGGCGGCTCTTGGGACGCCAACTGCCCCGCAATACCTCTGCCACCAATGCCATACGCAATACCGAAGTTTACTCGTTTGGCTACAGTACGCCAGAACGCCGCCTTCTCCGCTGCCTTGTGACCTCCCTTCGCCAGTATCTTCAGGTCCTTCTTATCCAGTTTGGCTCGCATCTCCGAAGTGAACAGCGCCGGATCGACAGGCTTCTCCGCTTCCGCCAAGTAGTATATCTCAGGTGTTATGCCAAAGATTTTACACGTAGTTAGCAAGTGGAGGTCTTCCCCCCGTGCGAACGCTTCCAGCATTGCAGGGTCACGAGAGAACGCGGCCAGCAACCGCAGCTCAACCTGTGAATAGTCAGCGTACAGCAGCGCCCCGTCGCCGCCCCACCGGGATATAAGCGGGCGATAAGGATCGCCGCCGCCTTGGTGGCTTACATTCTGCAGATTCGGGTTAGAACTCGACAGCCTGCCCGTAACGGCGACGTGTAAGTTAAAGTTACCGTGGACAAACCCCTTTTGCTTCCGGCTTGCGTCCCACAGTCCGTACAGGTAATCCGAAATAATCTTATCCAGTCGATAGCGTTTGAGGGCCTGACAGAAATCGCACTTGTAGTCCTGGATTAAATTGACTAGCACGGTCTTGTCAGTCGAAGGTTGGCCTTTCTTAGTAAGGTAATACGGCGCGTAGTCGAAGTATTTCTCGCTAAACAACAACTCGGATAACTGCGGGGTGGAGTTAAGCGAGAAATCCGACTTGCCATTTTTCTCACGCGCCTTGATAAACCGCCGCACTTCGGGAACCTTCTTGATCGAAGCAAGCGTTTTCTCCATCTTCTCGTCGTATACCGCCTGATATTGCCGGGCTTTCTTGTGGTTGACTCGCGCCCCGCGCCACTCCATACGCATCAACGCCCGGCTGGCGCGGGGCATGAACCTCTCGGACAACCGGAACAGCGCGTGCGGATCGTGCTCGTCCAGCGCCATGTCGTCCTTCATCGACTGACGTATACGCTTGGTCGCGTCAACGTCCATCGCGTTATAAGGCAGGAATGACTGAGGCGAAAGCCTGTGTAGTTGCCAATTAGCCTCCTCCCTGTCCTCACCGCCAGAGGCATCTTCGTATCCGCCCATACCTGTATAGTGCCACGCCAGAACCTTGAGGCCGTGACCTGGATTCTCGTTTATGCCGACACAGTGCTGCAGCATAGTATCTGGGGCCGGGGGCGGCACACACCCTAAATGCTCCAGGACGTACTGGTCGTCAAACTTTCGGTTGTGTGCTATGAAAGACAGCCCTGGCGCGTCAAACAGCTTGCGAATCTCCGAATCTATTATCTGCCTTTCCTTCTTCGTCCAGCGGTACTCGTCGTGGTCGAGTAGGATCGAGAAGCCGAATCCTTCCTTGTCCGAAAAGGCGATTGAACACAGGCGACTTTTCTGTCGGTAGGCGTTGAGCGAGTTTGCTTCAATATCATACGCGACCTCAAGAGCCGGGAGATCAAAGGCCCATCGATAGTTACCTTTGCGGCGCAGCTCACGCATCTTCGTACGCCAAACGATTAAATCCAGCGGACCTCCAGGCCAGAACGTCCAATAAGTACCGGAGCCGCGCAATTCCGCGTATTCGTTCTCCTCGTCCTCAGCCACCCCAGCTAAAACCGCCAGACGTATAAAGTTCTCGTAGTAGTCTTTGATTAAATGATCGGCGCGGAGTACGTAAGCCGGGTGGAACATCGGGAAGATCGTCGCTTCGCGCCCGCATACCTTGGCTTTAAACTCCGTGGATTGGCAATTCATCCTATTTACGTACGTACCTACTGCCGCCTTGGAGTTACCTGTCACAGCGCGTAACGCCGTCGCCCCCAGCGGGACTATAAACTCAGGCTTGACTTGCTCGATCTCTTTCGCCAGGAAGGTAGTACACGGTATGGACTGCGGGTACGTCGGCGTACTGTTATCGGGAGGGCGGCACTTAACGGCGTTGGTGATATAAACGTCGTTTAATGTGAGCGGGACGTACTCCAGCGCCGAGGTCAATATCTCCCCGGCGGGGCCTACGAATGGCTCACCCTCCCTATCTTCCACGCTCCCCGGCGCTTCGCCGATGAGCATTATGTTTGCCGACTTGGAACCCTTGCCGCCGAGACAATGAGAGGTAACGACGTGTTTAACTCCCTTCGCGTTCTTTCTCCCCTTCCACGCAGACAGGTCAGCGCCCTTCACGTACTGAAAAAACGTACAGTTGTTGCAACCAAAGCGGGCTTCGTTAATATTGGGAGTTAGCTTTGAGGTAGAACCAATTTTAGGACTACGTTTCGCACTAGCTTTGCTAGTACGTCGATTTCGTCGGGTGCTAGATTCCATCGCCATTTATTCGTTCCTTTTATGCGCTTTAGCCCCGTGTACCCTCGAAGGATCGGGACTGACGCCAGCAATACAACCACGTCGATCTCACGCACGTCGGCGCGTGTTACTTCCACGATCTCGTAAGCCCGCGTGCCGTAGTCATACACCCATAGGCTTCGCCCAGTCTCCGAAGCACAACGTAATCCTACGTCTCCCAGAGCGCGGTGTATCTCAACCCACACAGCGGGATCGTCCTGCTTAATAGTTAATACGGGTTCGGCGTCAATGACAGACACGGCCTCTGCGACGGGGCGCGGGGTCGGCAACAGTTTGATCGGGCTTCCCTCATTGAATCGAGTCAAACACCTTGCCCAAACTGCACACTCCCGACAAGTCGTGTCTACCAAAGGCGGCGACACTAAACAAGTGGGATACTTCATGCGGCCTTTGCAGCCCGTCGCATAATATCAAACGCGTAAGACTCCATTTCACGGGCGCGGTCCATGCTGTCCTGTTCGTGCGCCTGGGACGTCAAACCGTTGGCGATGTCAAACGCCGTGACGCCAGTAACAGGAGCCTCCGCGCGTGCATTAGATAGCGACTTGTTAGCCAGGACCATCGAGAACCGCTCCGCGATGCCCCGACCTATATCACGCATACTCGTATCAGACAAGACGTAATGCGCCGCTTTATCAATGGTGGAAATCATACTGCCACTGGCGATAAACGAAGTCTCGATACAGGCTGCCGCCCGTTTGATAATGTCGTCGGTGTCGCCTCGATGCACAATACGCCCTATGTGAGTCTTGACAGACGACACCACGCCGTTAGTACACACCAAACGCAATACGTAAGCCGACGTCTTGAAAGCGTTGTATCCCTCCATTGAGTTTACGAAGTCAACGCCAGTATGGTGCGGGTCGTCTCCGCGCACCTTCACAACGTTCTTGTCCACAAAACGTCCGCGCATTCGTACGCCTTCCATCGAAAACGAAGACGGGCGCATAGAGTGGCGTTCAAGTAAATCGGGCATAACGCTGATGATACCCTGGTTGGACAGAACGGCGTACTTCTCCGATACGATCCCCACGACCTTGTTGTCGTACATAACAAACTTCAAGCCGCGCCCCCTACGGTTGTTGGCGCGAGCGTTGACGATCCGCGCGGCGAGGTCGGGGCGGAACGCCGACTCTTCCTCGATAAAACGCATCGGGACATCCAGTATATTCATATAGGACGAAAACCCGTAGCGCGTTAGGCGAGCGCCCGCCGCAGCACCGTAACTGAGCACGCCGTCAGGACTGATCTTGTGGTCGTCTGCCGAGACGTACTGTGTTTTCCGCTCACGGTCTGCTACGAGGTCCTGTATTTCCTCGAACGACGGCTGCTTTAGAGTCGTCATAGTGAGCGGTGCGAACAAAAAGTTACCCAAACGATTCCATCGCCGCCTACGCGGCATGTTCGCTTCCATGACTACCTCACTAGGATATTGACCAAGGGGGACGGAGAACACTGGAGACTGCTATAATATATTTTATACGATAGCTGTCAAGGATTATTTTCCTAATAGCTGTTCGACCATATCCAAGAAGCCATCGACCTCCACGCGTTGCGACAACATTTCTTCGAGATGCGGCCTGTGGTCGTCGGGATCGCCTTCCTCGAAGGGCAAGTAACTAACCCGCTTACCTGTAGCTTCGGCTAGTTCAGCGGCGAGTTCTCTTGCGCGGTCTTGGGCGTCTGCGTCCAGTGCAACGATTATCTCTTTCGCCTGGACGCGAGACAGCAACCGTCTTTGCTGTCTCGATAGATTCTGCCCCAGCAGCCCTATCCCATGCTCTCCGAAGGCAATAGCGTCCATAGGTCCTTCAACAACAGCTACCCAATCGTCCACAGTCGCTGCGCGGTCGTAACCGTAGAGAAAGGCGTCCCGCGAGCCTTTCGGGTGTAGACTCTTGGACGTGCTAGAAATGAACGCCCGCGACGTGAAGTAAACCATCTCGCCGTTCATATACAGCGGAAATATAACGTGGCCCGCGTACAGTCCTTTCGTGCAATACCCCAACCCCCAGTCGTCGATGTCGTCGTCTGTAAGCCTTCGCCCGAAGGGTCGAGGGCTTGTCAGCCAAGAGTACATGAGTTTAGCAAACACACCGCGAGGCGGTACGTGTAGACGCTTGAACTCCTCCGGGAGCATGATCGTCTCGGTAGTGTCTTCCTTGAATATTTCCTCTACTATTTTCACGATGTCTTCGGTCTGCTGCGTCACACGCTGGAAGGCGATTCGCGGCACGCGCCCGAGAACGTCGCGCAAAAGGTTATACATCGAGCGCGTCTTGTACCCGCACTTGTGACACAAAGCCGCCCCGTGATACATCGCGCCGTTATGCCGTCCGCGCTTGTTGGGATTTACGTGCAACTTCGAGGGTGGGTGTATGCCCGCCTTAATACAGAAAGGACAGGTGAAGTCTGATTCCTGTCCTTTCTTTTTGGGCGAACCTAATCGCGCCGACAGGGCGTCGATGACAGTCAAACGCTTGCGCTTTGCCATTCTACTCAAACCTATCAACAAACCGACGAACAGCTATACGAAATGCCTGCGGATCGCTGTCGATGCCGATGAATCGACGCCCTTCCAATAGCGCAGCAATGCCCGTCGTGCCAGACCCGGCGAAAGGGTCAAGCACTATGCCACGCGCGGGGGTCTTAGTCAGACGGCATAGGTAACGCATTAGCTTGATAGGCTTAACCGTCGGCACGTCGTTGTAGTCTCCGCGCTCTCTCCGACTAGCCTTCGCGCAATAGAAGAACCGAGCCGCCGAGCCGTCGTCTCCCAATCCGCCCGCGTTGCGCCCCACCTTGTTCCGCGCCCAGCCGTCGTTATACACAGGGCCAGAAAAAGCAGCTTGGCGTGTAGCCTTCCCCTTACCGCCCGTTGACTTGCTCCGGGGGAACGAACGCGTTACCTCTTTGCTCCCATCGTGTATCAGATTCGCGGGCCAGCGGCCTTTTAGCTCGCCAGGGTGTTCCTCACTATATGACTTCGGACGGGCTGCCGTACGCCAACCAGAAGGGCCTACCGAAGCAACGGGAGCACCGTAAGCACGCCGCGCTACGGAAGGGCTGGGGCCGTCGGTAGGAACACGGCATTCGTCTATGTTAAGACCGGCAACGCCATGTGTTAAGGCATTTTGGGCGTAATTGCCGTCAACAGGATTCAACGCGACCACAATAGGCTCCCAAGCTGGCTTGAGCGCGGTGCCGTATCCCTCCCAAAGTTTAGACTCGACAGACGCGGGGGATGTCTCGAACGTGACTAGGTTCGTACCTTGGCCGTCCCCGTATTTCTTGTTAGGACTCCGAACATGCCTGACGCCGGTAACTTTACGCTTCTCTCCCAGTTCTTTATCAATCGCCTTGGATACATCGATGCTTTTCGGGAACCCGCTCCCGTAAACCCACATGATCGTGTCTACGATCTGGAATCCCGCGCGTTCGATCCCCATAGCCAAGTGGTGCCACATACGCGTGCCGCCAAACGCCAGCAACAACCCGCCGGGCTTCAATACGCGTCGCATCGCATTCGCGGCGCGTTGCATAAACTTCTGGAAGTCGAACCCAGAATCAAAGCTATCCCAGGCCCTGCTCATAAACGCTAAACCGTATGGCGGATCGGTGATGATCGTATCGACGGAGTTTTCCGGCATACTCCGCATGATCTCCAGGCTATCCCCACGATACAGGTGGGCGTGAGCGAAAGCAGTATGACACTTCCTAAGCAGCATCGTCCCCGTCCTTCCTACTCCTAGAAATCCGCTTGGCTTTGTTCATCACCCGTTTCTGTATCTCGGCCTTATCACCTTTCTTCTTGCGGCGGGACTTGGAGGGCTGAATTATCTCCAACGACCGCCACAGCGAGCGCGAGTGATCTACCGAGCAGCGAATAAACTTGCCGTCCTGCACGTCACGCAGCGCCGTCATGTATATCCTGGCTTCGTTGACGCTCTTTTCGTCCTTGGTCTGACACAGAGCCAATATCGCATCGGCAATCTGCACCTTCTCGAAGGACTCCGCGACGTCCTCGATGGTGACAACATCTTTCGAGAGCGATTTACGATTCGCTTGCGTAGCCGTCCAAACAGGCAAGTCAAACTCACCCGCGAGTTCTCGAAGATCCTCCATGTTCGCCGCTTCCTGACCTCGACGCTGTTCATCGAGCCTACGTTCCGGCTTCATAATGTCCACGTAGTCGGCAAACACCACATCGGGTTTGAAGCCGCACGCTATAATCTCCGATAACACAGCCCGCATGTCAGTCGCCCCTGCCGAACGCGTCGGCCACCACTGGACTACGGCTTCCCCTCGTACCAACAACTTAGCACGCGCCTTGAGCGCCGTCGTGAAGCGGCGGGGGTCGTCATACTTGTGCTTGGATACAGTCCCCGCGAATCTGTTGTCAAACCGTTCCAGTACCTTCGTGTCGTGTAACTCCCACGAAAAATAAACGACGTTTAATCCGTGGAGCGCCCCGATCATGTTGGAGCCGAAAGACACCAACACATGCGACTTACCTTTCTTAGTAGGAGCCATTATAACCCCGACTTCTCCGGGGCCTAATCCTCCAAGCATACACTGGTCGAGATGAACAATCCCCGTCGGAATTAAACGGCGCAAGTCAGGGTTGAGATAGCGGCGGATACGGGAATCCATGTCCCGCAAGAAGTAAGATCGGGAGCCTTTGAGCGCCCGCCCCAGGTTATCCGCCGCACGCACCATTTCCAGAACGCCGGTAGACTCGCCCTGTCGCAACTGTAGCGCCCCGTCTTTGATAGCGCCAATCAGGGCTTTGTCACGCAACCAATCGACAACCTCTCTCACAATGTATTCGTGATCGCGTACGTCTTCCTCCAACAGTTCGTCAATCAAGTCGGTGTCGCCGCACGCGTCGATCAATACAGCGCGAGACGGCATTCCGCCACCCTGCTTATGTACCTCTATCGCCCGCTCGACAATCTCAGCTAAATAATCCAACGTAAACAATTCAGGGTCGATTATCCCAACTAGGCGAGCTAGTACCTTCGGCAGACGGATGATGCACGCGGCTATATGCTTCTGCATCTCCCCACCGAACTTCCGCTCTGGTTTAATTATCATGCTGACCTCGGGTTAAAGAGTTCACAAACTCGACGGCATCCGTCCAGCGTATTTTGTCGCCTTCGAGAGTGCCGCACTGGCGGGAGAGTCCAGGACGCACACGGTCAAGAACTTGCACAAGTGCGCGGGGAGTTGCGTAGGTCGGACGCTTCCACTTCGAGTACACCTTGCGTACTTCCTTCGCGGCAGCATCGGGCTTGTGACCAACAAGCAGCAACTCTCCGAACAAACACTCTGCCAAGAACGTGTCGTCGTAGTCGGTAGCGTCGCGGGGGTCTTCTCGGACGTTCTCGAACAGGCCGGGAGTGTCTCGCAGGAACTCGCGGTAACGATCCGCAGCCTTCTCAGACGTGAATATGCCAGGGAACAAAGGCTTCCGTTGCGCTCCAAGCCACTTACCTAAAGCGGCGTATTGTGCCTTCAAGAATATCTCCGGGTCAATATCCTCACTAACACAGTACGCGAGCACCTTGTCCATAGCTTGTCGAAATTGGGCGTAGCGGAGGTTACGCTTTAATCCGCCGTATTGCTGTTGGAACTCTTCGCAGGCATGAATAGCTTGCGGGACCGTCAATTCCTCCGCTTTGTTCTTCTTTTCTTCCTTTACCGTCTCGCTCTGCTCTTTCAAGGTGACAACGCTCACAAACTGAGCACTCATTTCCTCGCAAGCCTTCCGGTACATACAACGACGGCACGTCCACCCTTCCGGCGTGCTACCGAGACATAACGGGCTTGCGCCTCTTGCAGCCTTTCGCTTTGCCATTAGACGCCCCGGTTATCTCCCCGGCTTGTCGGCGCATCTGCACCAATAGACGCGGGAAATTATCCACGTTGAATACCTTCCACTTCTGATCGACGTATGCTTCCAGCCGCGCCTCCGCATTCTTTATCAGGTAGTCATTGCATAAATGCCCAAAGTCGAAGACCAGTACGTTGCCCTTTCCCGTCAACACACGCCCTACACGCTGGACAGCGGCGGGTTGTTTGGCGCGATGCTTAGTTCCCATCCCACCAGCCAGGATAACCGCATTAAGCGCGGGCATGTCCTCGCCTTCATCGAATACAGTTGACGCCAGCATAACGAACCCGCCCCGCTCCTGCATCAACTGCTTAAAGTCCTCACGGGCCGCGTATTCGGTATTGCCTGTTACAAGACGACTCCGTACCCGGCGGGCCATTAGCTTCTCCTGTATGCTCCGTAATTGCGGGAGACGGTGCGACAAGACCAAAACACGGCACTTCGCGCTGAGGAGTGCTTCAGCGAGTTCCGCAACGGCCCGGTTGTAGACGTTGTTCTGGACAATACCTTGACGATGCGCTTGCTGCCATTCCTTCTTGAAATCCCGGTCAGACTTCTTAGGTGGCAGAGGGCGATAACGCTTCTTGCGGCTCCCGTGCCACTGGATAGCCTTCTCGACCTCAAAGCCTCGCCCGAAAATGTTAGGGTCAGTGATAAAATAGATTAACGGCTGCGCAACACGCCCCATCGCGGCCATATCATGCGCGGTGCGCCTCACGCGTATCGGCCCTATCGCCGCTTCCAAGCGAAGGTCGCTTATCTCTTTACCCGTCTCAGGCGTCGCCGACACGCCCCAACGTAAGCGACACGGGGTCATCATAAACACGTCGTACCAAGTCCGGGCCGATCCGTGATGGCATTCATCTCCGAAGAAGAAATCGGCCTCACGCAACACCTGATACTCAGGTCCGCTAATCTGCCCGCGCAATACCTTAGCCATTGTCTGCGACGTAGCGATAGTGATCTGCCCCGTCTTCTTAACCCCAGCCCCGAGTTGTCCGACTTCATACACGCCGTCCAGGCGTTCGTTAAAGCGTGCCACGGTCTGCCGTAACAGCCCCGCTCTGGGAACCAGCATGTAACCAAACAGCCCACGCTCCATCAACGCGGACGCCATAGCTATCATAACTTCGGTCTTGCCTGAACGCGTGGCGGCTTCCAGGACGCCGCTACCCGCGCGTAGGAGCGTGTTCGCTGCCTCAACCTGATCGGGATAGAGTGTGATGCCAAATAGCTGATGTTTATCGACGCGTACGCCAGGGTCTTCACGCTTACCTTGCACTTTGATCGTATGGCCGTCCTTGATTAAACGACGTTTAATCCGCTCCAGGAATCCAGTCGGAAAGGTCTTCTTGGCGCCGTCGTAAAATCGGTGCTTCCCGTCGTACGATCCTGCCTGATACGAAGTCTTGAATCGCGCTTGCGTGTCTTCAAAAGTCAATATACGGTCCACGACGCCTGCCGGGCCGTCGAGCAGCTTCGTATACGCACCTTTGATTCTAAACCTTACAACAGACATCATACTCTCCGAATATTTACACACCGCCCATTGTACAAAAGCGACAACAACACGTCAAGGAATATCTTTCATAAAACAAAAGCCCAAAGACTGAGGTAGCCCGAAAGCTACCTCGTCTCGTAGATGCTGTGCAGGTGAAGTTACCTCCGCCCCTTCTTGGCAGTCTTCTTCTTGGCTACCTTCTTCTTCGTGGCCTTCTTCTTCGTGGCCTTCTTCTTCTTCGTGGCCTTCTTCTTGGCAGTCTTCTTCTTGGCTACCTTCTTCTTGGTGGCACGCTTTCCGCCGCCACCGCCTTTTGCGGGTCCACCCATAACAATCTCCTCGGTTCGTGAGATGGGCGGTGTAGGTGTTTGCCCATCTCGGGGTTGGATTGACGCCTTCACGAACCTCCCTACACCTGTTGGGGCGTCCCCCTGCCGGTGAGTCGGCTTCTCGGCCCGCATAAGGCGTCAGAAAAGGTCGGGCCGGGATAAGTAAAAGAACGTGCGCAACGTCCAAGAGGTCAATAGTGTAACTAAGAGCCAACCGCTTGTAAAGGTTTCCCAGAAAGTTTGGAATACTCCATGATAGAATCTTGCAGTTGCTTGCAACGCTGGCGGCTCAACCTGAATCGCTTCCCTGTACGCTCCAGGTTTCTAGTAGTTATCAACGCCCGGATAAGGCCGGGGTGCTTGTCACGCATATTAGCCAGCACACGCTCCAGACTGCGCAAAAGACGGCGCTTGTTGATCTTAGCCACAGCTTCCCGACCTCCATCCTCCACCTGACGGCGTAGCGCCTTGTGCTGCGCCCTCTTGGCGGAAGCATGACTGATCTGGTATTTACGCATAGTATCAGTCACGTTCCGAACTAAAATGTCCGGGTCGTAGGATGCCTCGGTTAAGACTTTCTGCAACTCCGATTCGCTACGTCTTGGCATTTCCTCCTCTCCAATCCCTTCGGTGCTGCTGCCTCCCTCGCGTACGCGGGCGCACGCGCGTTATTATATACAGCCTGCTCAGAATGACAGTAACACAGGTACAGACGGTACATGGCTACTATAACGTCAACAGCGTCAACAGAGAAGCCGGGGGCGGCTCAGAAGCGATTGCAGCGCAACCAGCGTCCAATCGCACCGTGCTCTCCCGCAATAGCTCCCTTGTTTATGCCCTCGTACAAAACCAGGGCGGCTATGTCGTGATGTGGCGCCAACATCTCGAACAACCGCTCCACAATGTTCTCAGCCGTAGCCTCTACGCCAGCGGGCAGCAAGAAGAACAGGCGCTTAGGTAGCGCAAGCAAGCAGTCGTCCGTACGCATCTCCCAGACGCCCGTGTTGCTACTCTGATCCACCTTGTCCGAGGACACTACGAAAGCCCCACGCAACAACTCGACGGCTTGACTGGTCGCACGTCTATCCTCCGCGCCGTCTTTAGTTATAGCTACAACCCTTGAACTGTGACCGTGCATACGTTTACACACGCCCTTGTGCTTAAACAAACAATGAGCGTAGTGCGTAGGTAGCCCCACATCGGTGTATGGATCAGCACAAATATTGCGGGCCGTCACAGAGGTAACAACGAGGGGTTTAATCTGATCTTCCAAGTCTGCCATAATAAGCAGACAGTACATAGCTGGCCCCCACCGATCTTGCTTACCGTAAGCCCGTATAACGCCGCCTCCCGATGCCTTCACGTCACTACTGGTAACTAGTAGACGGTGATCGTAGTCGTCCAGGGCAGCTTTGAAGATAGGCTTTACGTCTCCGAAGTCGCTAATCATGCCGGTACATACATCCGGCTTGCCCTGAATCGTTACTGTTACACGATCCGTATATCCCCTAATGATCGCACCATTGGCGACCGCATAGTCGATTGTCTCGGTTATAAATATCGCGGTCATCACGATCTCTCCTGTGTTGTAGTATACGCGACCGAAATTAGTCGCGTCAAGAGAAATCTTTCGCAGATGTAAAGTGAGACGGGGGCGCTGGTCAGACGCCCCCGCAAACTCTCCCGTGAACTCCGTCTATCCGCTCTTCCTCACACCGCGCTATCTAAAATATACCCCATAATGGCGCGAAGTCAAGCGATTAAACGACGTTTATTGTTTACGGGGCTTTACATGTACGTTAGACTGTACCTACCGTGTGGGAACCCTCTAGGGAGCGATGTTCCGTCGCTTACTCTCAAGTCCTTCCCTACACAGGAAAGATGCGCTTCCCCGGCGGCAGGTTCTGGACCATGCGGGACTTGCCCAAACTTCGGTGAGCGCAAGTGCTACACGGCGAAAGGCTGGCTTCGGCTGGCCTTTCTTATTTTACAACGCGTTCCAGTTCGGACCACCTGCGCCTGGAAGCGTAGACGGCATGTCAACAATACCAGTCGAAGTAACCAGAGCCACGTCGGGCGCGGAGCCGTACCAGACGTTCCCAACACCGACTATACGCGGCAGTCCCAAACCTAAGCCGTTGTAGTGCGAGCGGGCGTTAGCTGACTGCCGCTCCGACTTGTTACCATTTATAGTTACAGTTCTGTTGTTGACCCCGTTGATAAAGTCGAAGATCTGCGCTTGTGACGCAGCACGCACGTCCAAGAAGTTATTTCCGGTCACAACCACGTTCCCCACGTCCTCCGTACGACACGGGTCAGACGTATTGTCGCTACAGTCAAAGCGAATGATGTTTCCTGTAAACGTCAAGTGACTGGCGTTTACGTCAGCCGATATACCTTTATTCATCGTTAGATCAAAAATCTTGGAACCAACCGTAGTAACGTTGGCTTCTTTTTCCGCGATTACTACAGTCAGGTTTTTGTGGTGGGTGATGGTGACGGATGAAGCTTCGGCGA